GCTGGATGAGATTGTAAAAAAGCTGGATATACCACAAGGGGTTATGGAGAATGCTATATTGGCAATCGGAAAACGGGTCGAGGCATTAGCCGCTGAATTGTGTCCTGTGGATATTGGAAACCTCCGCGATTCGATCCAAGTGTCTCAATGGGCATTTTCTAAAGGCAATACTGCACAAACTTATGTTGTCGCCGATTCAGAATATGCGGCATACGTGGAGCTGGGAACTGGCATTCATGGCCCGAAGCATCAGAGAATAACACCACGGGTAAAAAAGTTTCTTGCATGGCAGGACAAATCAGGCAAATGGATATTCGCACGTTCGGTACAGGGAATGAAACCGCGTCCATTTCTGGCACCGGCGGTATTTGAAACAAAAGAGCATCTCGGAGCTATTGCCGGAGATGTGGTTAAGAAATGGCTTAAGAGTTTAAAGGAACAGAAATAAATGTCAACAGTTACTACAAAAAGCCTTGATGTTTGTCCGGGGATAAAATTATTTCTCCGGAATGGCATTCCTGGTGTCACTGTTAATACAAAAGAGTTCGGCAATACGACTCCAGATAAGGCTATTCTTATCAGACGCATTGGTTCGTTTGGAGGAGACGAATATAATCCCATAGACAATGCCAGGATATTGATTGTATGTCGTGATACATCGGCAAAAAAAGCAACGGCATTGTACAATCAAGTCCGAAACCTTTTCCATCGAAAAGGGAATTATATGGCCGGCGAGGTCTCCGTGTTATGGTCAATGGAGAATGCCGGGCCAAATGACAGCAATGATGATAAAGGCATCCCGACGGTAGACGGCATCTATCAATTTAAATGCAGGGAGGTATAATAATAAATGGCTACTTTACCTACGACCACACCGGCAGATGTTCAGATCGGATCATGCAAAGTGACCTATAATAGCGTGGACATGGGCGGCGTTAGCGGAGCTATCACCGTGTCTTTTCAGCTTGAAACTTTGGAGCACCGTTCAGAACAATTTAATATGCTGGAAGAAATCTTCGTAACATTCAGGGGCATCCGTTGCACCGTTCCGGTCAATGAATCCGATCTCACACAACTGCAATATGGATTTGCAGATGGAACATATAGCGCAGGCGCAGGAAAAGCAAAGATAAAAGTTGGCGGATCGAATGTCCGAATGTCCACATATTCCCATCAATTAAAACTCGAACCTGTTTACGCAGACGATGACAATGAGGACGTGACGATTTATAAGGCAGTCGTGACGCAGGCGGTTGAGGTCGCGTTCGGCCTGTCTGTCCGAATGTGGCCGCTTGTTTTTGTCGGCATGAGAGATAGCACACGCGATGATGGGGATCAATTGTTCCTACTCGGCGATTCCACATCCGCATAATCAATAATAACCTCACCACCTGGAGGACAATATGGAAAATAATGACAGGATTGCACCATCTGTCTGGCGGCAACGCAAGGTCCGAGCAATATCAATCCATGAATTGCCAAGCGGGCAAAGGGTAAAAATGCGCGGAGTGACAACGCCCGATCTTTATGAAGCGGGAATGCAGCCAATTTCATTTTATAACAAATTCCGTAAACTCGAAACAATCATATCGAAACATGAATTTTCAAAACGCGGAAAGTCTAAAGAGCAGCAAGCGGAAATAGAAGAGCAGTCCAAGAAAGAATTACTGGATACGCTGACGGATAATGACATGCCGGAGATGATAAAGATGGCAAGGCAGCTTGCCGTTTTGGCGGTCATTGAACCGGCGCTTACTCATGATGTGGTTAAAGAGCCTGATAAATTCCCGGTTGATGATGTTCAGTTCCCAGACCTTATGGCGATACTCGGAATTATAATGCCGCAAATTGATGGCAAACAGTTTTTTCGTAAGCCGGGACCAGATACTCCTCCTGCATCTGATGGCGAAGGAATACGGAGTGAGGCCGAGCAGGTTCCTGAGCGGGTCGTGGAATGATCTCAATATTGATACAATGGTATGCTTAATTGCTAATGAGGAAATTATGGGGAATAGACAACCAAATATTCCATCGGCATACAAACCGGATAGCGCAGGGGGATCGCGTTATACCGGACGACTCTCCTATCCAAATATGCGGGCGTTTAAGATGGCAATCGGCATGCCTAATTTGAAAGGTGCATAAATGCCAGGCGCGGTAAATATAGGCTCTGCGGAAATAGAGCTTCTTCTTAATTCTGATAAATTCAAGGCGGCGGTGAGGGGGGCTGTCACCGAATCAGACAAACTTGAGGAAAAGACCAAGAAGACCGCCGAGGGAATGAGAACTCTCGGAACAGCGCTCACGGCAATCGGAGCCACCATATCACTCGGCGTGGGATTTGCGGTAAAATATGCATCAGACCTCGAAGAGACAACCTCGAAATTTAACGTCGTATTTTCCGGACAGGAAAGTAAAGCCCAGGGATTCCTAAAAACGCTTACTGACAATTTCGCAATGTCGCGCCTGGAGGGTTCTAAGTTCCTTGCGGAGATGCAAGACCTGCTTGTTCCGATGGGCATGGCATCCGACAAAGCCGCAGATATGTCATTTGAAATAGTCAAACTCTCTGCCGACCTTGGGTCGTTTAATAATCTTCCTACGGCTCAGGTCATGGGCGATATCCAGTCTGCCCTGGTCGGCAATTATGAGACCATGAAGAAATATGGGGTGGTTATCAATGCCACCACTGTTGAGCAGAAAGCTATGGAAATGGGGCTTGCTCGAACGAAGGGAGAATTGACCGCATCACATAAGGCGCAGGCTGCTTATGCAATGATGCTCTCAGCAAGCCAAGCGGCAACCGGGGATATGTCACGAACAAGCGAAGGATATGCCAACACACTCAAAGACCTCCAGGCAAAAACTGGCGACATTGTTGCAATTCTCGGAAATAATCTGTTGCCGATAGCGACAGCGGTAATTGGCACATTCAGGGACGGCATAAAATGGGTAACTGAATTTGCTACCGAGCATGAAACTCTGGGCAAATATTTGGTTCTTGGCGTTTCTGCATTCGGAGCACTGGCTGCCGCAATAGGGCCTGTTTTATTACTTCTTCCGACGCTTACGACTGGAATTAAAGCAATCGGAATTGCCATGCAAGGAGTGTGGGGACCGCTTGGCTGGATTGCATTAGGCATAACGGCAGTCATCGCTTTATACGAAGCATGGTCAAATAATTTTCTGGGCATTCGCGATATTACCGGAAATGTATTTGATGCTGTCATGGCGACAATGGATTTTTACGGTGCATGGATCGGGAATTTTATTAATAAAATCGCCAATTCGGTTGATACTCTTTTCACCTATACACTTAAAGCCCAAATAGCATTCCGAAAATTGATGGGTGAAAATGCCGATGAACTTGAAGACCAGCTCAAGACACTGCACGAAAGAATGAATGAGCGTGAGGCGGAGACGGCAGCGCGGCAGGGAAAAAGTTGGAATGATTATTATAATGAGCGGCAGAATTTACGAAAACTATTGACTCAGGCAGAAGAAATTCAGATTGAAAAAGTCAAGCAGCTTGACATCAATGCAGCAAATGAGCGAGCGGCGGCAAATATAAAAGCGACGGCGGCAGTCCGGGAATATAAAATTAAGGACATGGGTTTAGAGGAAAGCCAGCGCAAATATTTAGAAGATGCATTAATTGAAAGCCTTGATAAAGAGCAACAATTGAGTTTTGATGCTACAGTCCAAAAGGCTGAATGGCGCGCTAAGGATATGGAAGAAGAACTCAAGGCAATGAATGAAAAGGTTGAACTTGAGGAGGAGGCATCTAAGCATGTGGCTGGGCGCTGGGAAGAAAGTTTCAATCGGGTTTCCAATGCAATGGCCGAACATATTGTTGATTCAGTCACAAAAATGAAAGGCTTTGGCGACCTCATTACCACTATTTTCGATGACATGAAAACCACTATAATTGGAACATTCCGTCAAATCCTTGTTGATTATGTGCAAAATTTTTTGAAGAGCATGCTATCCGAAACCCAAGGCGGGTTCGGCGGAATATTTGGGGGTCTCCTCGATTCATTGAAATCTGGATTGGGTTCTCTGGTAAAGGGAATCTCTGGTGGCGCTGGAGGGATATTGGGTTCTGTTGGTGGTGCTATTTCTGGGGCAGTTGGAGCAATCCCTGGTTGGGGACAAGCAGCTCTTGGAGTTGGCGCGGCAGTAACTGGAATTGTAGCAGGGGTTAAGGCTTTATTCGGTTCCAAAACCTATAAAGCATCTCAGCAGCAGGAAGATGCGGCGCATCAGATTATCGGCACAATGCTTGGATTGGATAAAATGGGCGTGGATTTATCCGCCAATGCAGAAAAGAATGTGCAGGCGATGTGGAAACAACCCGGCAAGGAATGGGTTTATGATGCATTTTGGAATGTCTGGCAGGGTTTTGTTGACCAAGCATATAAGGAAGGCAATCTCGATAAAGCCGTCCAGGTAACAGGCGGACGATTGCAAGAGCTTGGATATTACGGCAAAGGAGCTGGCGGATCAATGGCATTTCAGCATGGTGGCATTGTCCCGGCGATGCTCCATGCCGGAGAAATGGTGCTACCGCCCAACCTTTCGGAGTTTATACAGAACGCGGCGGCCAATTATGCAACATATAATAATATGGGTGGCATGGTGGTAAATATTAATGGTGCCGGGCAGAACGTTATGAATGATCCCGACCGCCTTGCAGATTTGATTACTGAGAAAATAGCATCGCGCGTATACGGGCGCGTAAGAGTAGGGGCATCATAAAAATGTCGATTCCTTATTTTATACTTAATGGTACTGATGTCAGTGCAAAAATTGCTCCCGGTTCGGTTCAGATTAATAATGAATTGACCAGTCAGCCGGATACCTGTTCATTTCGGTTGATTGATCCGGATGCCGTACCGAGAGAAGGTCAGGTTATACAGATTTATGTCGGCACAACGGCAGATATGAGATTTGCCGGAGTGATTGACAGTGTACAGGAATCACTTCTGTCATCCTGGGATCACCGGATATATAATGTTAATGCAGTAGACTATCAGCGAATTCTTGAGTTCAGACTTGTTGCAGAATCGTATCAAAGCAAGACATGCAAATATATTATCGAGGATTTGATTGCAAATTATGTGGCGGTTGCATGGGGAATAACGACTACGAATGTGCAGACCGGTCCCACTATAGAGGAAATTAATTTTAACTATGTAACGGTAGCCGATGCCATCCGGAGACTTGCACAGATTACCGGATATGAATGGTATGTGGACTATGACAAGGACGTCTATTTCTTTGCCAGCGCAACATTGACCGCTCCATATAGTATTTCCAATGTGCCCGGGTTCAGCTTTGAGAAATTCGTTTTACAGCCTGACCTGTCACAGATTAGAAACAGAGTCTTTTTTTCAGGCGGGAATTTTCTATCATCTCCAATAACTCAAACATTTGCCGGTGATGATGTAACGGATACTTTTACGCTCACCTATAAACCTCATG